GATTATATTGGTTATTATGAAACAGAAACAAAAGTTAGATATTATGTGGTTAGCGATGACGGAAGAATTAATTCAGATAATAAACATACATATGCCGGTTATAAACCATTTTATAAATCATATATAGCAACTCCGGTGACGGATAACGAATTTAGAGGATTATAATGAATATACTAATAAACGAGAGTAAATTATTTAAATCAATATACAATTACATTGATAAAACATTTAATCCAAATCAAATGGATTGGGTTTATGGTGTGGATGAAGATGAAGAAGGATATCCTGATATTGATAGAGAAAACGAAAACTTTTTAATGTTCTTTGAAGGTGATTATCAAGGTAATTATGATACTGATATTATTTTTTATTATTTTGATGTTGATTATTATAGTACTAAACCATCACATAAACCTTTTAGAGATAAAGCACCAATTTTAGAAGTTATTGGTGAGCACGCACAACATTTAGATGAAATGTTTGAAGGACATTGGGAAGAACCTATGAAAAAATGGTTTGAAGATAATTTTAATTTACCTGTTAAATCAGTATCCACATATTATAATTATGAAAATTAAAATTAATGAAAGTCAATATAGAAGACTATTAGAAACCATCACCGATGATAATGAAAAAAATCATATAGGTGATAAAGTTATGGTTTATTACAATCTACATAAACACACCTTTTCAATTAGTCGTAATAGTAGAGTAATTACTCACGCAGATTATGTTAAACTAACAGATGTTGAATTCAGAGTTAGACAGGGTGGAAGAGAAAAAGTAGTTAGAGAAAAAAGTAAAAATGTTCACTCATTTGTAATTGGAACATTAATGGATTATTGTAAATATCCTTGTGAAAACTTACCAAGTGAACCAAATAGTAATATAGTGACCTATAACCCATACAAATATAATTCTTATGTTATGAAAGACACCGAAGAACCAATATACCGTGCCGGTGAAGTGGAATTGATAAATTTAAGAAACAAAATATTTATAACAAAACAATAAAATGGGTTTACCGAATAAAATAAAGAAAACAATACCGTTAACATTTCCAAAAACTCTTTTTCCAAGAAGAGAGGAGTTATTAGAAAAAATTAATAAAGACGGAACTTATTTACCTAAATCCATTTTGCATGCCGATTTGGATGGGGGGATGTTAAATTTTGTTCAAAATGAATTACAAACAATAATTGATGGTCAGGTAATTCCAATGGTTGATATTATTATAACAACACAAAATTGGTCTCAATTCACAGAAACTTGGAACTTCCAAGATTTAGATTCTAATGTTTCACCCCCATTTATAACAGTTGTTAGAAACCCGGAAGTTAAATTCGGAACTAATCCTGCTCTACTTTACAATATACCAAATAGAAAACAATATTTTTATGCTCAAGTACCAACTTGGGATGGTAATAGAAATGGTATGGATATTTACAAAATACCTCAACCTGTTCCTGTAGATATTACGTATAGTGTTAAAATTATTTGTAATAGAATGAGAGAATTAAATGCCTTGAATAAAAATATTCTTGAAATGTTTGCCTCTCGTCAAGCTTATACAACAATCAAAGGTCACTATATTCCAATCATTATGAATAGTCTTACTGATGAATCTGTAATGAATATTGATAAAAGGAAATATTATATTCAAAGTTATGATTTTACTATGTTAGGATTTCTAATTGATGAGAATGAATTTGAAGTTTCTCCTGCTGTCTCAAGAGTTTTGACGGTTGTTGAATTTGAGAAAGAATCTTTTATGAGAGGACGAAGAAAAAATATTACAGATGAAAGTACGTCAACAAATATTTTATTTGTTGTTGGGAACAATATTATTTCACAAGTTTTTGATTATACTGTTGATTTAAATTTAGGGGAAACTTCCAATATTGATTCGTTCGATGTATACATTAATAATCAATATTATGGGTCTGATTTATACCAAATACAAATCAACACCAACGATGTTTTAAAAATTATTGTGGTTAAAAATGATGATACTCAAGGAGGTTCTATAGTGTTAGAAAACCAATTAGTTTAATCCTCACCGTATATATCCTTCTTTTCTTTACATTTCTCAACAATCATTCTTTCTAAAAAACGATACATTTTAATACCCCTCTTTTCACAATAGGTCTTTAGGATGTTGTGATACTCAATTGATATCTTTAGGTTCTTTATCTTTTTTTCGTTATCTGCCATGGTAGAATAAAGGCAGAATTTATTCTACCTAATTTATAAATACTTCTTATGAAGTAAAGTATTTTGGTTTTTTTTATAATATTTATCAATAAAAATAAATTTACAAATAAAAAAGACAAACTAATGGCATCAAATCAAAAAGTATTCGTATCTCCCGGAGTATATACTTCTGAAGTTGATTTAAGTTTCGTAGCACAAAGTGTGGGAGTTACCACGTTGGGTATTGTGGGTGAGACCTTAAAAGGTCCCGCTTTCGAACCTATCTTTATACGAAATTTTGATGAATTCACAAATTTCTTCGGTGGAAATTCTCCAGAAAAATTTATAAATACACAAATTCCAAAGTACGAAGCGGCTTACATCGCCAAATCTTACTTGCAACAATCTAACCAATTATTCGTAACAAGAGTGTTAGGATTATCTGGTTATGATGCAGGACCATCTTGGTCTATAACTACAAAAGCAAATGTTGACCCAACAACGGTTGATTTCTTTTGTGAAAGTGCAACTACATTTAATTGTGAGACTCAATGTATAGATTTTAAAACTATAAACTATTCTGTTGAATTCTCAGCGTGTACTAATAGTGTTGATAGTATATCATTTACAAACACATCTAACTTACCGGCAGAAATATCTACAATTTTATACGAACCTTACGAACAATTTGACGGTTCTATGAGTACAATATATCAAGATATGTCTAGTCAAATTTTTGATATTGTTTCAACACCGGCTAAAGAAGATACTTCAATCTATTATTATGGTGCAATTCCAACTAGTGTTTATTCAGGATTAAGTTCTGTGTATACTGGTGAAACAAACGTTTATGAAGTAGATAATGTAAGTGCTAACTTATGTAATTATTCGGCACCTCAAAATGACCCTTGGTATTATTCATTATTTGATAATGTTGGAAATGCTTCTTACACAGGATTTTCATTTTGGTCTGTTGTAACGGGATTAACATTAACACCTATTATTACAACAACAACATCAACTTCAACAACAACTACAACGACAAACCCTTGTACAACAACTACTTCAACATCAACTACTTCAACAACAACGGCAAAACCGGTTAATTGTTATACAGGTACATTGATTGGGGTGATATACGTTTATTCGGGAACCGCATATACGGATTATGATGATTTAGTTGTTGCTACACTTCGTTCAAGAGGTTTATCAACATATGGTCTTGAGAATGGTCCTGTTTATGAAGTGTCAGGATTAACTGATGTTAGTTTAAATTGTATTGGTACATATTCAGGAGTAACTAAAAATCCATTTTCTACCTTTGGTGTTAATATTACAAGTAAAGATGGTGACCAATATTTCTTTGAAACTTCATTATCAAATTCAGATTCAAAATATATAAGTAAAGTATTTGGTTCAACTAACTTCTCAAAACCAAGAACAGTTGTTCCGTTATTTGTTGAAGAAAGATTCCAAGCTTTATTGACTAATGCTTGGAGAATGGGATATATTAGAGGATTAAGTTGTGATTTAACTGCGTTACCGGATGCAAGACAAGCGATTGACCCAACATCTATAGCGTTTTATTTAGAAAAATATCAATCACCAATTTCACCGTGGGTTGTGTCTGAATTAAGAGGTAATAAAGTATACAACTTATTTAAATTTACAACTATAGCAGATGGTGATTCAGCAAATATTGATATTAAAATATCGATAGCTAACATGTCATTTAATAACGGTACTTTTGATGTATTAGTTAGAGATTTCTTTGATACTGACTCAGCACCTGTTGTTCTTGAGAAATATACTAATTGTACTATGAATCCTCAAGAGAATTCATTTGTTGGTAAAAAAATTGGTAGTTTAGATGGTGAATATCCATTATTATCAAGTTATGTTATGGTTGAAATGAATGAGGATGCACCAATAGACGCACTTCCTTGTGGATTTTTAGGATATGATTATAGAGAATATGCTGGTGTAAGACCACCATTCCCATTAATTAAATCTAAATATTACTATCCTGGTGAAGTTGTTTATAACCCACCATTTGGATTGGCTTCAGGAGCGGATGACTCAACAAGAAGTGCTGGAGATAATGTTAGAAGAACTTATTTAGGTATTTCGGATACTGAAGGTATTGATGTTGACTTCTTCCAATATAAAGGTACTCAACTTCCTTTAGATATTTGTAATGATACTGAAGGTAATCCTTGGAACTTTAGAACAAGAGGTTTCCATATGGATAAAAATGCAAGTGGTATTACAATACCGAATGTATTTGTAACAAGTGGTACACCAGCGTTCTTTTGTGGTGATGCACCATTTACATCTGACCCTGATAGTGAACTTAATCCTTATTATAGAATTTTTGCACGTAAATTTACATTATTGGTAAAAGGTGGTTTTGACGGATGGGATATCTATAGAGAATTTAGAACAAATAAAGATGAGTTTATGTTAGGTAGAACAGGTTATTTAAAAGGTTCTTGTCCTACAATCAAATATCCTACAGCGTCAGGTTGGGGAGCATTTAAACAAATTATTGTTGCGGGTAATACTCAAGATTACGCTAATACTGATTTTTACGCTTACTTATTAGGACAACAAACCTTTGCAAATCCTGAAGCGGTAAATATTAACGTATTTGTAACACCTGGTATCGATTATGTTAACAACTCTAATTTAGTTGAAAGTGCTATTGATATGATTGAATATAGTAGAGCGGATTCATTGTACGTATGTACAACTCCTGACTACAATATGTATGTTCCATCAACAGGTAATCAATTAGATTTTATTTACCCACAAGAGGCGGTAGATAACTTGGCGAATTCAGGTATTGACTCTAACTATACCGCTACTTATTACCCTTGGGTATTAATGAGAGATACAGTTAACAATACTCAAAT